AAGAACCGGCTTTTCGGTTCAGAAAATGTTCCCAAACGTATCCTTTTCAGGAATGCCTAATTCAGAGTTTCTGACGGAAAATAATATACAAGATGTAGTAGAAGCGGAGAGAAAAGACCGACTTTACTACTATGTCACTCAAGGGGATGTGGTCTTAGTGGACGGTGTTCCTACACAGCAATATACTAACACTGCGATGGCAATTGAAGACGTAGACGCTACAGACGAGGACGGCAACCAGTTGTATGTGCAAGAGTATGATAGTGATGGCGTAGGTTCAGACACTAGCGAGAAGCTAATAACTCGGGGTCTCAAGTATACTTTTAAAAATCGAATTAAAGATCAGGCTAATAGCGCACTTGCGAATACAGATTGGATGGTTATACGCAAAGCAGAAAGAAGCGTAGAGATACCTGCTGCAACTGTAACTTATCGTGCGGCAGTAATAACAGAATATGATAGGCTTAAAGCAGCTATCACAGGTGCGGCAGATGTAGACGCTTTAGCAGTTGTTATGGGCGCTCAGAACTGGCCGGTGGAAGCAATATAATGGAAGATCAAGAAGAGAGCTGTGCATGCTATATATGCAGGTGTGACCCTTGTCAGTGTGAGGAATCTAATGGCTGTTAAGAAGAAAGGCAGTTCTAGGCTGAAACGTGCAGGTGTGAAAGGATTTAATAAACCTAAGCGTACACCTGGGCATAAGAAAAAGTCACATATAGTTGTAGCAAAAGTTGGAAGTAAGATCAAGACTATTCGATTTGGTCAGCAAGGTGCTAAAACCGCAGGTAAACCCAAGGCGGGAGAGTCTGCTGCTATGAAGGCTAAAAGAAGAAGTTTTAAAGCGAGGCATGCAAAGAACATTGCAAGAGGTAAAATGTCCGCCGCGTACTGGGCGGACAAGGTCAAATGGTAGCTTAGAAAGTATACTGTACTCTAGCAGTATAGTTTCGTGGTAATTCGGGTAGTACGATTGTACTTCCGAATAAGTTTGGAAAGTTTGCTCGGAAGTATTTCTCGTCCGTCAGGTTCTTTCCACTTACGCTAAGCATCCAGTCATTCCTAGCATAGGAAAAGCCTAGATTTACCAAGGTGTAAGCAGGTAGTTCGATACTATTAGAGAACCCAGAGAAAGTGCTCTCTACGTCGATAATACTACCGTTTACAGTCCACCCATTACCGAAGTCATAAGTACCCGTAGCTGAGATTATGTTCTCTGGCATACCAGCTCTTCTGGCTCCGCTATCTCCTACAGAGACATTACCACCAAGTTGTCCGCCTAACAGCGCACTACATGGAATATTCGGTAAGTCTTCACACCCAATGAAACTGTAACGATACCCATCATCCAAAGTATTTATGTTTACTACTTTGATATTTGAGTAGCCCAGCGTTAGCAGTAGCTTATCAGTAGCAACCCATCGTACTTCTACTTCTGTACCCTTAGTCTCTGTGGCTTGATTCGTTACAATTGCTTGCGCGGAAAAATCAGTACGTTCCTGCCTATAGTTAGAAATAGCAAAGTAGAGACTATCATCTAGAAAGCTTCCTTTTATCCCTACTTCCAGCAGTTCTGACTCGTCAAAAGCTTTTCCTTTCAGAATATTTTTAACGGTGACTTCTGCGCCCTGCCCAACAATCATAGTTGACTGTGTAGAGGCTGTAATGTAAGGAATTAGCCCTATTGGAGAATCGTAACTAATACTAGCAGTCCACGATATTCCATCAACTGTATCTTTGGCATCTAGATCCGCACAACCTGCAACTGGGCAGAAGTTATTAGAACTAGCAAAGAGAAGTTGTCCCTCTGGCTGGCTGCTTTCCATATCAATTGTGTCATACCGTACACCTGCGAGAATGCCTAAACCATTGTTCCAAACCAAATCTGTCATTACGGCAAATCCTAAGTTTGTGTACTCACCAATGTAATACTCTGTGTAATCAGTATCAATTTTGGTGGATAACAATCGTTTTGCAACTGCTGTATTAGCAGGCTGGCTGAGGTCGCGTCTTCCAAAGTACTCATTTGTATAGTCATCACCGTGTTCGAAATCAGTGTGGCGTATAGACGGAGATATTTGAAAAGATGCAGACATGCTCTCAAAGTCATATGTCTTAGATAGTATGATTTTATCCTCTACTACCCAACTCTTATGAAATTGTGAGAAACCATATGCATTTTCATTAATGTTATCGTACTCTTCAAAGAACAGTTGGTTCTTCAGTTCCCAGTCACTCCCGAGTGCAATAATTACGTCAAAGTACAACGTAGTTACTTGATTCTCTAGGACATCTTCTGGATCTACTAGAACATTACTTCCATCCAGCTTAGTAAGCCCGGGATTTATGAGTGCCATATAGGATAGATCACCTACAAATACCTCTAAGTCTGCTAAGGTCTCGTTCGACCCCGCTGTAAGAGCTCCCCCTGGAGCACCGCTTAAGAAATCAAACCTAAAAGGATTGTAGTTAGTGAAACCATCTCCATCGGTATCGTACTCTTGATGAGATACTCTACCATCCCCATTAGCATCTAATGAGGCGGGAGACCCCGTGATGTATGTTCCATCATCAATCAAATCCTGTGTAACTCTATTCCAACCCGCTATCTGATTACCCGAATAGTCATGATACATTCCCCCGAACTGTATTCTAACATTATCCGTGATATCCATATCGAAAGAAGTCTGGAAAAGATTTTGCTCCACTCCTGAGTTATCATAATAACTATCAGAGTCTTCTAGCTCAGTATACACATAGTATCCTAGGTCTTTACCAAAAACAGTGGCTGGACCTCCAACTTCTGCTGTTAGCGTACTCTTGCCCCAGCTTCCAGTTGTGTAGGATATAGCACCCTCTGTCTCCGTTATGAACTGACCAGTTTCTTCAATTCGTGCAGACTTAGGGTTAAAGTTTAGATAACCTCCGATCTTAGAGGGGCCATAGATAGGAGATGCTGGACCTCTTACTATGTCAACTCTATCGGACGCACCTATAGGAGTTGGATAGTTACCTGGGTTGTCAAGACGTCTAACACCCCTAAAGTAAGTTTCTCCAGGAGTCCCTCTAACATCAAGACCTCCTGCTACTCCGAAAAAAGACTGCGTAAAACTACCGGGTGCTAAGGCAATTAACTCATCAATATCATGCATGTTAAACCTTTCCATCATCTCTTCCGAGATAGTGGAGGCAGAACGGGGAGTCTGTAATAGGGATTTGTTAAAGCCAAATACTGACTTTACACTCTCCCCTGGCAAGCTGCCTAGGTCTCCTAGTACTACTATTTCTTCCATTGCTGCCGCTCGTGCGCTCATTCCTAGTATAAGAATGGCAAGTAGACACGTTACTATCTTAATCTTCAAGTGGTGCTTCTCCTACGGTAGGCTGCATTTGCGCAGCCGCTTGGTTTTGTATAGAAGTTATAAGGTTCATACTTACTTTAGCTGGAAGTTCTGCCAAGCCTGATATGACTGCGTTTATCTCTTCTATAGTTAGTTGCAAATTTATTTTTTCATTCATTTAAAGATGTCCTGCCAGTTACCAGTTGTACTTGCTCTCGAATATTCTGTAGACCTATTCTCGAAGAAGTTAGTGTGTTCAACCCCGTTGAGCATGTAATCCAACCAGCCTAGCGGGTTCTCGGTACTCTTAAATATTTTCTTTAGTCCCAGTCCTAATAGTCTGCGATCTGCAATATAACGAATATAGCCTTTTATCTCATCAGGTGTTAGATTGGGTACTTCCGCACCTTCAAAACACAAATCAATAAAAGCATCTTCTAATTCCACTGTGCGTTCTGCTGCACAATAGATTTCATACTTTAGATCATCATTCCATATGTCAGGGTTCTCCTTTACAAATGCTCGGAACAGATGTGACATTCCTTCAACATGCAAAGTTTCATCTCGTACAGACCATGTGACGATTTGACCCATACCTTTCATAAGGTTATGTCTCGGAAAGTTCAACAAGATAGCAAAACTACTAAATAGCTGAACTCCCTCGGTAAACCCTGAATAGATAGCCAGTGTCTTAGCGATATCCATCGGAGTTTCCATACCAAAATTTCCCAAGTACTCATGTTTATCCAACATTTCTTTATGTTCGAAAAACTTCTGATACTCATCATCGCGGAAACCTAGGGTCTCCAGCAACAACGAATACGCTTCTTGATGCACTGCTTCCATTGCTGCAAAAGCGGATAGCATCATTCTTACTTCAGGTTGCTTAAATGTAGGTAGATAGTGTTTAGCATATCCACAGCATACATCTACATCAGCCTGTGTAAAAAACCTAAAAATCTGTCCTAGTAACCTTTTGTTACCTTCAGTCATTTTTTCTCTATAGTCACGCAGATCGTCTGCAAGGTTAACTTCATCAGGTAACCAGTGCATGTGCTGCTGTTGCTTATAATACTCAAATGCCCAAGGGTAATTAAAAGGCTTATAATACTCTCTTTCTACTAATAAATCACTCATTTTTCACCAATTATGTACTATGTTTGATGTGATAAACAAACAGGTTACAACATTTATTATTACTATTATACTTCTAATACCTGCAATAATATTGTCATACTCTAGTGTCTTATCATCATTGAAACTGCCAATAGTATACTTCCAAATTAACCAGACTTTACCCTTCACAAGCTAAACAGCCTTCGTCGTCTATACTATCAAATATATACTGACGTAGCACTTCATCAGAGACCGTCTCTGCGCGCTTTAGTGCTTCACTTCTTAGATAGTATAAAGTTTTTACTTTCTTTTTCCATGCCATCATATGTATAGCATGGAGTTCTTGTTTTGATACATTAGACGGAAAGAATATATTTAGAGACTGGCTCTGGCATATCTTCTCCTGTCTATCCGCTGCCATCTCGATAACCCAACGTTGGTCTATCTCTACAGCAGTCTTGAATACGTCCTTTGTATAGTCGTCGAGAAACTCTAAGTGTTGTACTGAGCCTCCGTTCGTAATAATACTTTTCCAAACGTCATCCGTGTCCTGCCCTATCTCTTGTAGAGCATGTTCTAAGTACTCGTTCTTCAATAAGGAAGATCCAGATTTAGTTTTTTGAGTAAATGCGTTAGCCCTGTAAGGCTCAATACTGGGAGAAGTATTACCACAAATAATACTGCTGCTAGCATTAGGAGCCACAGCCAACAGATGAGCATTCCGAACCCCAGCACTAGCCCCATCAGGGCACGGGCCACGTTCCACAGCCAGTTCTCTTGTAGCATTTTCAGCCTCTCCTTTTATAAAGCCGAACATTTTATTGTTCCTGCTTTTTGCCATCGCACTCTCAAAAGGAATGTTGTGGCGTTGTAAATAAGCATGAAAGCCCATAGCCCCCAGACCTATACTTCTTTCTGCTTTTGCACTTGCTACTGCTCTATATAGCTGTGCAGGGGCAGCGTCACAAAAATGAGTTATCACATTATCTAGCATTCTTACTAGATCATTTATAAACTGTGGATTATCTTTCCACTCGTCGTACTCTTCCAAGTTTACACTAGATAGACAACATACTGCTGTACGATTCGCGTTTGTTGCAAGCGTAATCTCAGAGCATAAGTTAGAGTGATTTACCTGCAGCCCTAAGTCTTTCTGGAACTGAGGTAACGCAGCTTGTACAGTGTCTTTAAACATAATGTACGGTTCGCCTGTCTCAACTCGATTCTGTATGAGCTTCACCCATAGAGTCTTAGCAGACACAGTCTTAATAATTTTCTTACTATGTGGGTCAATCAAGTCCCAAGAGTCATCAAAGCCTTCTACTCGCGTAGCCTGCTCTATGATATCCATGAATTTATCATCAATAAGGACACCATGATGTAAATTAACTGATTTTCGGTTAACATCGCCGCCTGTAGGCTTGCGAACATCCAGAAACTCTTCAACTTCTGGATGTGATATGTCCAAATATGCTGCATAACTACCTCGTCTTGTGACTCCCTGAGAAAATGCTAACATCTCAGCGTCCACTACTTTCATGAATGGTATAACACCAGTACTTTCTGATCCATTAGATGTTGTAGACCCTACTGAGCGTACAGCGCTCCAAGAGCCCCCAACGCCACCACCCACACTAGATAAGAAGGCATTCTCAGTGTAATGCCCGGTAAGTCCTTGTCTGCTGTCCTCAACATAATTAAGAAAGCAACTAATAGGCAGCCCACGGGATGTCCCACCATTAGAAAGTATAGGAGTAGAAAACATGAACCAAAGTTTACTAGCATAATCGTATAGCCTCTGTGCATGAGCATCATCATCTGAAAAAGCCTTAGCAGCTCTTGCAAACGCGTCTTGAGGAGAAGTTTCACCCTCTATTAAGTACCTGTCCTGTAAAGTTTTATGACTGAACTCCGATAGATAATTATCTCTATCATAATTTATTAACACGCAAACCTCTCCTTTATCTCGGCAACATTATTTTTACCGATAGCTTCATCACAGTAAGTAATCAAATCCATTAATTCGTAGTTCTGTAATATCTGTTCATAGTTCTCATTGAGAGACTCTATATATTTATACTTGCCTGCAATAGGTGCTGCGTCGTATATACTGAAGGCATCTCCATACTCTTTTATAAGTCCATAAGCTCTCTTTGGGCCAATGCCAGGAATACCAGGGACGTTATCGCCCTTATCTCCGGTTAAGCACTTGAGAGAGATGAACTCCTCTGGAGTAACTTCATAATGATCGTACCAATTGTTTATAGTTACTTCTTTTCTGTTTACATATGAGAACCTATTTACACCCTCTTGTATAAGTAGATCCCAGTCTCTATCACTAGAGATTAACCACATATTCTCGAACCCAAACTCCTCTTTGTTCTTTACTAGATGTGCTGCTATATCATCAGCCTCTACTCCAGCGTATTGTAACACAGGCCACTCCATCATATCTAAAGTAGCTTGGTACTCTTCAAAGAACTCTTCAAACGCAATTTTTTCTTCTTCCGTTTGGGTTGCGTACTTCTCTTTCCTGTTTCCTTTATAGTCAGATCGTATGCCCTTTCTATAGCTAGAAGCACCTCCGTCTGCTGTAATGATTATATCTTTACACTTGTATGAGTCAGCGAACGACTGTACTGTCTTAATATAGTCGTATCTAAAGTCTGACCTTCCTGCATGCTTCCAACGAAATGCTAAGTTAAGAGCGTCTACTACAAGTGTACCCGTCTTTCTCTGGTCGTTAAAACTAATTGCCATTTATGAATTCTACCTCTTCTTTGTCTAACCACTCTTCTGCAAGAGAAACGTAGCAGTCCAAGTCACTTACATACAGATAAGATATGTGTAGAGGACATACTGCCGTACCTACATATACCTTTGATCTGTTATACTTAAAGAAGAGAAGAGGCTTTTGGCCTCCTCCTTCTGCTTGTATAAGTAACTTTTTCCACCACTGGGTTAGATGGTTTGTCTTCTTTTGTGTAAGTATTTTATCAGTGAGTGGCGACTCAGCATAATTTTTTACCTCTATACAAAAGAAGTTTTTCTCATTTGGAACATACAAATCTCCTTTTAAGTACTCCAAAGCACCTGACATCGGTACTCTCTCGAACTGAAGATTAGTATGCTCTCGTAATAAGTCGCGTACTAGATACTCTCCTCTAGCTCCCTTTGCTCTACTATCAACCATTTTACTCCAATCTACTAATATTTTCTTCTTTCACTACTTCGATTTTATCGAGGAGTGGGTGAGTCCAACCGTGAGATACTATGTATGTATTCAAATCTTCCTCAATAAGAACCTCTACCAGCTTCTCGCGACCCGTGTCGTCTAATACTGCAATAACCTCATCTAAGAAAAGTATGTTTAACTTAGACTTAGATATACTACTCATTAGCTTACGAATAGCTATAAGAGTTGCTGTGTTTACTCTAGCTAGCTCTCCTGAAGAGAGTGCGAGGATATCTACTATTTTGCCGTCGTCTGTGACTTGTACGTTTAGCTTATCATTTGATACTACAAACTCTAAAGTAAACCTACCATCAGACAGCTCTGCTAGATAAGTATTCGCCATTTCTTCCAATTCTTTTACAAGGTTTTCAATCTTGTAAGCAAGCAGTCCATTAGTACTAAATGCTTTCTTTAGTACATCCAAGTTAGAGGCAAGTCCTTGTTGTTTTTCAAGTACTTCCTGTAGCTCTTCTGACTGCTTTAGAAAGGAGTCTGTCTGCTCCTGTATTACTTGGATCCTGGTGTTATGCTTCGTTCTTTTTTCGTTTTCCTTTGCTGTGCTTTCCAACTGCTCCTTGCGTTGAAGTAGCTCAGTTCGAACGCTCTCCAGCCGTGACTCAAGCTCGTTCTTGTCCAAGAGAGACGTAGGAATATTCCTGTCCACACTGCGATAGATTTCTTTCCAATCCGATTCAAGAGTCTGTAGACGCGTGAACTCATTATTATCCCTTTTAATGCTTTTAATTTCTGCTTCAATGTTCCCAATTTCTCTCTCCGATACCGATATCTTATCAGTCTCTTCCTTCTTTAGTTCCTCCACAAACGTAGCGTCTACTGACTGCTCGCAAGTAGGGCAAGTATCCCCTAATTGGTTTAACTTTGTTAAGAGCCGTTTTGACCCCGCTGCGATTTGCGTAAAGTTTCCTACTTCTTCTTGTAGCGCATCATAAGACTTTCGTTCCGTTACTGAAGGATTTTGTATATCCTGTAAATCAATCTGTCCCAGCAGCTCAATTAATTGATTATTCTTAGAGATTTTTTTGTTCCGCTCTAAGATATTTTCAATTTCCTTCGTCAAGTGACGGAACTCTTTCTCTTCTTCTTCCGTGTTTATTCGTAAATCCAACATGGGAAGTATACTACTATCACTCAATTTATTATCTGAGAGCCATTTTTGTACTGTATCAACGGCGGCTTGTGCTCCACTAATTTCTACTGTCAGCTTTCTAGACTCTTCTTTAAATACATCAAACAGCTCTACATACCCTTCAAGGTGTAATAGATCAATCAAGAACTTCTTACGGTTTGTATCCGTAGCAGTTAGAAACTGTAGGCTTGCATTTGTACTTTGATAAACCAACTGAGAGAAAGTCTTGAAGTCTACTCCAATTATCTCTTGTATTGTTTTATAGGTATTAGTAGCAGTGTGGCTGGATATATCCTCGCCATTCTTTTCTAGCTTTACCTTAACTGTGGTCTTTCTATCTATACTTACTGTGTAGCTGTCTGTATCCTTGGTGAACGTAAGTTTAATATTATAGCCATCACCCTGATATCTATTAGGAATGTCTGCTTTCTTTATACCCTTTGAGTTCTTATTATACAGAGCTTCCTCAATGATTAGAGGTATTGACGACTTTCCAGTGCCATTTGTTCCTATAATCTGAGTTACAGTATTCTCATCAAGTAGTAACTCATTGTCAGAGCCGTAGCTAAAACAATTATTCCACTGTAGCTGTTTGAGAGTAATCATTATAAGTTCCTATAATACTTGATATCTTTTCATTCGGGAGTTCTAGAATGTAGGTTAAGTACTCTGCTAGCTCGTCTCCGACAGTCATGTCTTTAGTGAGAACAAGTGTTGCTTCCGTACTACGTTTTACTACTTTCTTATCTAATAGCTCCGAGTTCTTAACTTTTGAAAGGTCTTGTATATCACCTTCCAATTCATATATTGTGTGATGATAGTCACTAGGTATCATATCATCTGGGTTTTGCACTGTTTTTCTCAGCAATTGAGGTAGCTCAAACCTCTCCCACATCCAAGACCAGTCTAAGTCATTTATTAGTAAATAACCTGTCTCTACTATGTTTCTATGAAACGAAGTAGTCATGGGACTTCCTGGGTACACAATGTTTTGCTGCGTATTACTATGAGCGTGTAAGTCTCCTGCAAATACTACAGGGAAGTCTTCAAATCTTTCTAGCTCAACTTCTGGCTTCACATGCGGTGGGATTTCTCCCCGTACATGAGTAAACAGAGGCCACTGATTATTAAAGGCTTCTATACTATTCTTTCTATGTAAGTCTGCGTAAGGTAGAACATTGAACCCTCTGTCTTTGTCCACATAGGACAGGTCTACAATGTGAATAAAAGGATTGATATCCCTACTCACTTGCTTTAGTTGACTAAAAAAGGTCTTGTTCTTCTTAGTGGCTTCGTGGTTCCCATCATAAATTAGAGTAGGTATTCCTACTTGCCTTATGAATGTGAAGTACAACTCCAACTCTTCCATAGTTGGAAGACGATCAAAGAGATCGCCCCCAATTATGTGCATACTACACTCGTTCTCTATCTCGTGAATTTGAGCAAAGAAAGACTCATATCTTTTCCTTGCCCAGTCAACTGGAACATTCTTCTGTCCCAGTTTCAAGTGCCAGTCTGCGGTGAATAGAATCATCCTACGTTGAATTCTGCTTCAAGAGTGTCATCAACTTCGGACGTACTAGCCTGTCGTACACGATCCAACAACTCTTTCTGAGCATCAGGAGTCGGGCGAGACATTACTTCGTCCATAGACTTGATCTCAGCTACTAGAGCCATGTCAGCATCGCTGAGAGCTTTGGGCTTGCACTTCAGAGCTTGAAGCTGGTACTCTACATTATAGGGCAGAGGGCCAGTCTTTACTCGCTTGAAGATAATATCCCAACCAGTAACTGGGTCAGTAGGATCGCCGAGGTCTTCAGCGGCACTGAT